TATCCGCATCGCCCTTCATGTAGGTGTATGCCTCCACCAAGCAGCCATAAAGCAAAACTGTATCAGCATTAGTGCCCAGCCACGATGTACTACTCGTTACGATTGAGGCTGGCTGATAGTAATAATGAAGCTCCGTAACGAAATCGGCGTTAGGTGTAGGGCCGACGATAAATGTGTCACTGTCAAAAACACCGTAATACTTGGGGACACCTTCCGTAGATACGTTGGGATATGTTGATCTAATAAAGTTCGCATCTTTGTTCAATAAAAATATTTGGTTACTGGAGCTTGTAATCGCTAGTGATAGTGGAAACAAGAAGTCAGTAGGCATTCCCAGGTACTGATTGCCATCGGTGATCGTGCCAGCAACATTTTTGCGGCTTACGGGCAGGTTGACCGAACGGTAGATGCGCTGTTCAGCCTGCTTGATGAACGTATCAATCGCGTTCACGAAATTTGTTTCTGTATTCTCGCAATAATCCTTGATAGCCGCAGTCAATTCGGCGTAAGTCATGTGGTCACCGTCACGATGCCGACCCTACCATGGGCTACGAGATTGCCCGAAGCACCCGCATTACCATTTCCTACAGGATCAAATGCCGAAAGCCTTCGGCTAGTATCCTGGGATAAGTCAGGGCGTGGATCCCTAATAGCCTGTGGATCAGCATAATCGCCAAGCCTGCCAAGAAAGTTCTGGGGCTGGTCCTTGTCTAGCATATCTTTGCCAACCATCAGACCTGTCATACGGCCAGCCTTAACCTGCGGAACCAGATCCTTGAGCTTATAACGAAATCCGGTACGGTCGCAGAACCCGAACGCATATTTACCTCTGGCGAACTTAGCCATCAGCTATAGCCCCCCGGCACAAAGTGAACAGACGCTCTGTCGCGATCTTCCTGTTCTGCTAATTGCCATTGAAATTCATACTCAGCTTTAAGTTCAGCAGATCGAACGAACGCTTCGGGGTACTTCTGTGATATAAGGTACGCCAAGCCGGATACAAGCGCCGGAAGGAAGCGAGCAGGGATGTCAGGATTATTTGATCCTACAGCACCTGTATCTTCAATACGCCGAATTCGTTGATAAACGAATGTGTAATCTTTATTGGGGGTGGGCCACAGATATACAACCGGAGCAGCACGCTGCTTGTCGATATACAAGTTTACGGGACGCCCCTCGGTGAGCTTGTTCGGGATCGTGGAATACTGTGACACGCTGAATCGTGATAGCGGTAAGTCACTTTGCGTGGTACCAGATCCATCACGAATCCAATGCTGAATCAAATCTATGGTATCTGCTGGTAGCGTGATCGTGGAAGTGCCGTCTGATGCGGTGGCAGTTCCTTGCTCTACGGTCCAGAAATTCAGACCACGATTCGTCCATTCAAGGGATAGCAGATTCAGCGACCGACGAGCCGTATCCATATCATAGCCCGTCTTCGACTGAAGGCCACATCGCTCAAACGCTTCCTCTACAACCTCTGAGATATCAAGGTTGAACGTAGCGGTTCCAGATGTAGCCATCAGCCCGAGTCCACATCAGAACATCCAAACTTCTTGCGTACAGATTCCTTGTAAGAAACGACACCACCTTTGGCCAGCTTGGGCATTCTAGATCCGTTGCCAATCATCCCCTTAGATCTCATATGAGATAGATCAGCAAGATTCATATTCTTGGCCACTATCTTTTTGAGCATACCACCACTAATTAGTCCGCCTGCAGCATAACTCGCAGCAATAGCCTTGGCCTGCTCCCTGTCCGTAACCTTATGGCCAGAACCCGACCTAAGGGCACCTGACTTGAATTTGGACATAATTTCATCTGCTGGCATGATTAAAATGCCCTCCAATTAGGATACTCCTTGGCGATATGGCTTGTATGACCGACTTCTTCCTCATGGTCGGGATAATTTTCAACAAGTCTACTGTAATATCCCCAATTATGATCTGCTTCCGCCTTCTGACGAGCGACCTCGTTGTACGTCGGAACCTTTGCAGTCGAGTTTTTCGGATCTTTAGCCATTAGTAACTCTTCCTCATTGCCATCATAATGGTATAACGATCACCGCTATCATCACCCGTAGTGGTGAAATTGATATCTCCGGTTGGGCTAGACGCATTATTTGTAAGGGGTCCAGCTTGGCGGAAATCGTAGAATCCGTACCCGCTGAGAGTCCAGCAGATAACATCGCTGCTGGCATCCCAAATGATATCCACAGTCATACCGGAGCAGTCATACCATATCTGCTGGATTGTTACTCCCGCGCAGGCTCTTTCGGTGCCGGATTCGGCTTGGAGGGCGGATACATCGACCTTCGTAACTGCGGCTTCACCAGTACCGTCGGAGATATTGGTGAACTTCATAACGGCGATGCGGTCGCCGTCTTGGATCGTCTGGGACGTTACTGCGTCAGCCATCTTGTTCTCCCCGCGAGGACAGGGCCCTTAGCCCCGTTCGCAATAGGAAATACGACCACCCACCCTTAGATGGGTGGCCCTATCTCAGTTAATTACATGCTAGGACAGCGATGCAGTCGGCACATATTCAATAATGAATGTGAACGATCCCGCAGTGGTAGCATCTACGGTATTCGTGATGTTGCAGTAAACTGTCCGCTCGGAACCAGTGTACTGAGGCGATACCGGAGCCGTAGTACCACTATGCGTTGTGCCTACCAGTGTGCAATCTACGACATTACCAACGACGACAGTCGTGCCGCCATCTAGGATATGATCGGTGATCGCCGCAACAATCTGGGCACCGGAACTTGATGTTCCAACCTCAAAACCGATGTCTCCCGATCCGATAACCGGAGCCGTGATACACACAATTTCGATGGCGGTGATGATGGTGTTGGCTGGCTGGGTAAACTCACCGATAGCGGAGCTATCTCCCGCAGAGGTGTTGACTGTAACGCCTGAAGCGTACCCAACACCCTTTCCTAGAACTACTCTAGTGGTATAAGCACCAGTTGAACTGCTTTTATCAACGGATTGGAATCCGTTCTCTGATCGTACTGGTCCTGAAAAAGTTGTATTAGCCATTGGTTTCTCCCTGTCGTGGCTAGTGTCTACCGCTTATCGGTAGTCAGGAAAAAAGAAGGGGGCGGGAACGGTCCAAGTATAGAACCGTCCCCACCCACTACTCACTACGCTCCGGGTGAACCCCAGATCCCAAGGGGATCGGAGACACCAAAGCTATACCGCTCGCGAGCCTTGTAGCGAACATTTCCGGTATCGAAATCACCGTCCATGCTCGTTTCCAGTGCCACACGCTTGAAATGCTTCATCCCGTCTGGGATATCCGTCAGAAGGAACCACGCATCCGTGTCCGTTAGATAGTGGTTCACAACCGTACCTCCCGAAATAATATTCATCGAACGCACAGCGTTGATGTCATTATCGGCAGTCCCAGGACGAAGTTCAGACTTCATCACCCGTGTTGCCACAAACTGCAAATCGGGCGGGATGACGAGAGTCTTCGGACGAGCAGCGATCAACAGGCCACGCTCATCCGTCCATTTACCAATCTGAATCACGGCAGCCTCAAGAGAAGTCTCATTGAGATCAGCAGCGGTAGCCGGACGATTGGAGTTCTTGCCACCCGAAACAAGCGGATGACCGTCACCACCAGTTACGCCATCACCAGATGCCGTGAATAGATTTACACCATCGCCGCCCTGATAGGCAGCGGTGAACCCGTTGTTAAGCGGGAACACAGCTTTAACCTGCTTGGTGTGAGCCATGGCGCGAGCCAAGGACTTGGTGTAGCGAGCCGACAGTGAGTCATAAAGATTATCTTCCATGGCCTCTTCCGTAATGGCAAAACCCATGGCGATAGTTTCGTGGTTGTACCGCGCCACGAACGACTCTTGTGCGGCGTCATACGAGATCGCATCACCCTCATCCTTCACGGGTGCCGCGTCGAAGCCCGAAAGCTTCACTTCTTCCTCAAAAGAACGATCCGATCCTTCCGTCTCATAGATTTCGGTATGCTCGTCATCATAACGTGCATACTCCATTCCAAAGAGCGCGTTCAAACCCGGAAGTAGTTCCTTGAGGAGTTGTGCGCGTGAAATAGCCATTGGTCAGTCT